AAAATAAAAGAAGCCACCCAACTTGGAGACGTAGAAGAAATTTTAAGACTTCAAGATCGAGCAAATCGTTTGTAAAAACAAATGGCAACAACTGAAAATTTTTATACCGGAAATACATCCACCACATCTTTCGGTTACTCATTCCCAATATTACAGAACTCCGATCTTAAGGTAGAACTTGACGGAGTTATAAAAACTGAAAACACAAGTGGTACTAACAACGACTACTCCATTTCTGGCACAAACGTTGTTTTTAACTCAGCTCCCGGACAGGGCGTAGATATTCATATTTATAGACAAACAAATGTAGACGCACCAAAAGCAGTATTTGCTCCGGGTTCGTCTATTAGAGCTGGTGATTTAAATAATATTGTAGATCAAGCTTTATTTGCTAATCAAGAGCAACAACAAAAAATTAGAACTGCTGATGTAAGAGACAACGCTGTTACTTCAGCTAAAATAAAAGACGGTGCTATTGTTAACGCTGATATCAATGCAAGTGCGGATATTGATAATAGTAAAATAGCTGATGGTTTACTTAAGTCTGGTATAACAATAAACTCAGCAAACATTGTTAATGGTTCTATTGTTAATGATGACATAAATAGTTCAGCAAATATATCCGGTACTAAATTGGCAGACGGAACTACTCCTGCTGCAAAACTTAGCACTGGTGCATTACCTACAGGGGTAACAGTTGCAAGTGCAAACATTGTCAACGGAACTATTGTTGATGGTGATATACAAACTGGAACTCTTGATAATAGGTATTACACCGAAACAGAACTCAATGCTGGTCAATTAGACAATAGATATTTTACAGAGACTGAGCTTAATGCCGGTCAGTTAGATAACAGATATTATACAGAAACTGAACTTAATGCTGGTCAGTTAGATAACAGATATTATACTGAAACGCAATTAAATCCTTCAGCCAATGCTGGTCAAAACGTATTAGATGCTAGATATTTTACAGAAACTGAACTTACAAATGGAGCATTAGACGGTAGATACTACACAGAAACAGAAGCTGAAGCTAAATTCCTAAGACAAGACTCTAGTGAAACTATAGCTAGTGGGCAAACTTGGTCTAACTCTGACGCATTTGTAGCTACTACTGCTGCAATTAACGCTCGTATTGTTGACCTTATTGACGAGGTTGGTGGTTTTACAGCTATTGCTAATGAAACTAGCTTTCCAACAACTAACCCACAAGGAGCTACAGGTCAGGCAGCTATATTAAGTATTGCTGCTGCAAGTACAACACTAACTCCTAGCGGTACGACTCTGACTATTGCAAATGGTGCAGGAACAGGAAACACAGTGACTGTGACAGGTGTGCCTACAGCAATACCACAAAACTTTGGATTTTTAGTAGAATCTACATCAACATTACACACATATACTTTTCATAGATTAGTACCTATAGCAACACAAGTTAATACTGTTGCTTCTAACATTGCTAACATTGTTCAAGCTGGTGCTAACGTAGTTGATATAAATAACTTTGCTGATATATACCAAATATCTGGCAGTGCTCCTACACAAAGAGCAGACGGTACATCTTTACAAGAAGGTGATTTATGGTTTGATAGTTCTAACGATAACTTACTTGTATATACAGGTAATGCGTTTTCTATTATTACACCATCTCAGTCAGTTCTTGATGACGTAGCTATTGTATCTGGTGCTATAACATACAGCGAAGACTTAGGTCTTATAACAAATCCTGTTACTACAGGTAGTTCTAACGGCTCACTTGATATAGTTGCTGATGCACTAGAAGATGAAATAACATTTACTGTTACAGCAGCTACAGGTAAATTTATTATTGATGGTGTAGATAAACCAGCTCTTACTTTATATAAAGGTTGGACTTACACATTTGATGTTAGTGATGCGTCAAATGCAAACCATCCATTAAGATTCCACGGAAATACAGCTCAATATACTACCAATGTTACAGTAACTGGTACTCAGGGACAAGCTGGTGCAAAAGTAGTTATAAAAATACCTGAAACACAACCAACAGGATTCCATTATTACTGTACAAATCACAGTGGTATGGGTAATACTATAACTGTAAAGGATGACCCATTAAAAACTGTATCTGACAATATAACAAGTATTCAGACTACAGCTACAAACATCAATAATGTTAATACTACAGCTACTTCTATAAGTAATGTAAATACAGTCGGGGCGTCTATAGCTGACGTAAACAGATATGCAAATGAATATAAAATATCTGCTTCAGCACCATCTAATCCTAGTAATGGTGATCTTTGGTTTGATACTAGCAACAACGTATTAAAAAATTACAACGGTAACGCATGGTTAGGAATTACATCTAACTCAGGTATAGCTGATGTAGTAGATGATACTTCTCCCCAACTAGGCGGTGCATTGGACGCACAAAATAACAACTTTAGCAACGTAGGAACTATAGACGGAGCAAATTTACAACTAGATTTCGGTACACTTTAAATGGCAAAATTATTAAAATTAAGACGTGGTACTACAACGCAGCACGCATCATTTACAGGTGCCGAAGGCGAAGTAACTATAGATACCACAAAAGATACTGCTGTCGTACATGACGGACAGTTAGCAGGAGGAAGACCTCTTGCAAGACAAGATATGAACAACGTACCCGCAGGAACTATCCTAGGTACACAACTAGAAAACTCAGGAGTAACTGCCGGTCAATATGGTTCTAGCTCTGCTATTCCTATTGTCACAGTTGACGCTCAAGGTCTAGTCACCGCAGCTTCGACAACTGCGATTGACAGCACAACTATTGCAAACGGTTCGTCAAGCGTATCCGTAGCAAACAACGGTGCTATCACATCTAACGCTAATCACGATTTTTCTGCTGGTATTGACGTAACAGGAAATATCACAGCAACTGGAACTATAGGTTCTGGAAACATCACAGTAACTGATACTGACCCTAGAATAAGTCTTGTAGATTCAAACAATAACTCTGACTTTTCAATATTTGGAAATGGTGGTTCATTTACCATTGCTGATGATACTAATGTTGCTAATAGATTAACAATAGATTCTAATGGAACTACGACTATTGCTCAAAATTTAGATGTTGGTGCTGGTGTTGACGTAACAGGAAACATCACAGTTACAGGAACAGTTGACGGTGTAGACGTAGCAGCTAGAGACACTTTATTTGGTGGTTTAACATCTAGTTCTGGAGTATTAACTAACGGAGTAACTGCAACAACACAGGCTGCATCTGACAACAGTACAAAAGTTGCAACAACTGCATATGTAACAACTGGTATTGCTAACGCTCAAGCTTTTCCATCAGGAACAAAAATGTTGTTTCAACAAACAGCAGCTCCTACAGGTTGGACAAAGGTAACAAGTGGTGTAGATAACAAAGCACTTAGAGTTGTATCTGGAACTGCTGGTTCTGGTGGTAGTAATGCGTTTAGTAATACTTTGGCTAGCAGATCAATTACTGCTAACGCTGACAATACCACAATAACAGGTAACATATCCGTAGCTAACGCAACTCAAGGCGGTAACGTATCAGTCTCTATTGCTAACGCATCTACTGGCGGTACAGTAAACAACCACACACTGAGTACATCACAGATGCCAAGTCACAGCCACACGGTTACTGGTGGTAACTATGGTGGTGGTGTTAATAGACCAGCCGTTACTACATATTATTCTCAAACCAGTGCTAATACAGGTTCTACAGGTGGTGGTGGAGCACACAACCACGGCTTTACTGGAGGTTCACACAACCATAATGCTAACGCAAGTTTTAGTGGTAGTGCACATACTCACAATGCTACTTTTACTGGTGCTGCACACAACCACAGTATTTCTGTAACTAACTTAGATTTAGCAGTTCAATACTTAGACGTAATAATTGCAAGCAAAGACTAATGATTGATACCACCCGTATCTCTGACCCTTATATTTATATTTGGGATAAAGAGTTACCAAAAGATACATGTGAAAAAATTATTACTAAATTTGAAGAAAACATAGAAGGTGCACATCAAGGTGTAATTGGTAATGGAACTAATTTATTAGTAAAAGATAGTAAAGACATCAATGTATCAGATACAGCATTATGGGGTAATACATGGGAAGAAGAAGATAAATTATTTAAAAATACAATTGCAGCAGCAATGCAAGATTATTATGCACATTTAAATGCAGTAAGTAATTTTCGTTACTTTACAACTAATGAAAAGTTTACCTACATGACTGTATCTAGTGAAATGTTTGATACTGGATATCAAATACAAAAAACTGAACCCGGAAAAGGTTATGTTTGGCATCACGATTTTATATATTCTCGAGATGAACAAGAACCTATATGTAGGACACACACGTTTATTTTATATTTAAACGATGTTGAAGAAGGATGGACACAATTTTATAACGGAGATCAGATTTCACCAAAAGCTGGAAAAGTTCTAATTTTTCCAGCAACTTGGACATATGTTCATCAAGGCTACCCACCAAAACAAACTAAATATTTAATGACTGGGTGGCTACACGCTAAACCAATTATTAAATAAATGGCAAAACCTAAACAAGGCAATCTTTGCCCCTTAATTGGAGAAGATTGTAGAGAATTAGAGTGTGCATGGTACACACAAATATCAGGTACAAATCCGCAAACTGGAGAACCTGTTAATGAATATGGGTGTGCAGTAGCTTGGATACCTTTTTTACAGGTAGATAATTCAAAAGTAGTTAATCAAATGGGAGCTGCTATTGAATCATTTAGAAATGAAACTGTAGAGAAAATGAGTCCAATAGTACAGCTAGAACAACCACGACAAAAATTAATTAAAATTACAGAAAATGAAGATTTCGATAATACGTGAAGATAAAACGGTTGTCAAAGATGGTTTTGGCATTTCTGGACTAACTCTATCTTCATGTCCATCTGACACTTGGGCGGTTCAATGGGACACTACAACCTCGAAAGGTGAAGTTGAAAAAAATGACTCAAGTATAGAAACTATTACATCGCTAGGTGTATATCAAGCTTGTGTTGATGAGTTTGACACTAAAAAAGCAGAAATAGATGCAGCAGAAGCAGCAGCAGCAGCAGAAGCAGAAGCAGCCAAAGAAAAATCTAGCTAGTGGAAATACCTACTATAGTAATTCCACCAATACAAAAAATAGAAACAATATCTATACCTTTACCTACCGCAGACGTACCATCATACATTCCTATGGTGGTGCCACCTAGCGATTTAAAAGCTCCTGAAGGAGTACAAGCAGAGGCAAAAGACGAACCGGAAGCAGGATTAAGAAAAGTAGACATACCGTTTACAGATTTTAAATTACCTGTCCCGGAAAACGAAATTTTAGTAACGGCTGGGACAACTGCGGTTGTTTCTGTAGCAGCTACCCTTACAGCTACAGCAGCATTTAAGTGGGCGGTTACTGCAATGAAACCAATACTAAAAACAGCATGGAAGAAACTAAGCCAAAGAAACAAGGGATAATAGGTAAATTAAAAGACATAGGTGAAGAAAAAGAACATACGCTAGAAGTTCTTGGAACTTTAGTAAGACTAGGCGTAGTTGTTTGGTCTGGTTTTATAATCACTATGAATTACATAGATATACCTATGGTGAAGAAGTCTGGAAACAGCGATATCACTTTCGTAGCCAGCGTTTTTACGGGCGCACTGGCAACATTCGGTTTGACTACTGGCAAGAATGGCGGTAGTAAACCACCTACAAATTGCCCGATGAAAGATAAACCAAAAGCATGAAGAAATTAATTCTGCTTTTAGCTCTGTTATCACCCAGCATAGCTAGAGCCAACACAGTGACCCCACAATTTACTTCAGGGTCAATGAACTCAACGACCACTACCACTCAAACTATAGTGGAGACGGAGCAACGCCAAGTATGGGGTGCTGCCGTAAATACGTGGTCAGGAAATAATGTAACTGCATCTGGAAACTTATCAGATACAGCTACAACATTCTCAGTAACTGACGCCACATTACCGTGGAATTTAGAAACAACAACAAGAGCAGCAGGCTTAGTAGAACAAATAGACTTTACAAGAAACTATACAATAAACTCTACTACTACATCGCTTTCTGTATTCTCTCAGTAAGTCCTGTACTTGCAGAAGGAGACACCAATAATAATAGTAACCCTGTGGCAGCCGCGACGGGAAATGTTACAAATCAAGCTGTCCAATTTCAGAACAATGGAGCACCTAGCCGACAAGCCTTTGGTAGCAACATATCTTGTAATGGCAGTACTATGACATTTAGTCCATTTTATATGGGCAACGATACGCAACCAGAAACAGAAGATGGTTACGTTATCAGCGAAAACTGGGGGTTCCAAATAAACTTTATGGTACCCCTAAATCGAGACTTGACTAAGCAATGTGAACGCATGGCTGAAAGTCAAATACAAAAAAACAAGCTCGATTTTGAGCTGGTTCGTGCACTCAAATGTGCCGAGCTCCAGCAGAAGGGCTTTACCCTACTACCCGGGTCACGTGTATATCACCTCTGTTCTGACGTAGTACCTATTCAATCAATTTTACCCAAGAAAAAATAATGTTAGCAATCGTAAAACCATTCGTACTATCTGCACTTAAGTCACCAAAATTTAAGACTTTTGTAGTCGAACTACTAGAAAAATTAGTAGAGCAGACCGATAACGAGCTTGATGACAGAGCTTTACAGATCGTCAAAAAAGGCTTAGGAGTCTAAAATCCTAGGGTACAAACATACCCGGAACTTTTTTCATCGCCCTTGTAGGCGATTCTGAGAGGAGCAAAATGAAGAAAAAGGCAACAGAAGACCAATTTAACGAGTTGCATAACCTAATTACTAAAGAATTTCTATCTCGTATAAAATCGGGTGAAGCAACTACACAGGACCTTAAGGCAGCTTGTGATTGGTTAAAAGCTAATGACATTAGTGGTGTTGCATATGACGGAAATCCTTTATCTAAGTTAGCTCAGGTTATGCCAACGGTAGACCCAGAATTAGTAAAGGAACGACTTTATGGCAAGCACAGCTAATTATTATAGGTCCAACCCAAAAGCTAGAGCAACAAGGCTCAAGCAACAAAAAAAATACAATAAAACCAAAAAGGGTCTAGCCCTACGTGTAAATGCAAACAGACTTAATAGACAACTTGGTACCTACGGAAATGGTGATGGGCGCGACGCTGCTCACTATAAGGGGAGTACTACCAAGGGCAGACTCCAAAGTCCATCCGAAAACAGGAAAAGCAGACTTAAAATACGTAAATGACCCCATTACTACCTAAACCAGAACATTACTTACACAACTTAATAACCATGACAAGTCCTGAAGCAAAGAAGCTCTGGAGAAGAGCTATCAAAGAGCACTTTAATTGTACATGCGTTTATTGCGGAGAATCTTATGAATTTAATCAACTTACACTCGATCACGTCAAGCCTCGTTGCAAAGGCGGTGAGAGTATTACAACGAATCTTGTACCCGCTTGTAGGGCGTGCAACCAAGGTAAAGGTAGTAGCGATTGGCTTAGATGGTCGAGAGAGACATTTGGAAGTCGACCTGTTAGAGAACAACTAATACAAGATCACATAGCAGCATAATGGCTAAGGAGAAATTTGTACCCGTCAATGGTGCATATAATATTACTTCTGCACAAAAAGATGAGTTTACTCAATTTTTACGTAATAAGATAAAACAAAACAACAAATTTACTCCTAGCGGAAAACCTAGTAAAGAAGGAGTAATAACAAAAACGTACATTGACGGTAAACTACAACAATTTAGAAACAGATCACGTGCAGGCGTAAAAAGCGTTGACGGATTTAACTTTGCTGCTGAAGCTACTAAAGATGTAGAAAAAGCAAAAAGAGCAAAAGGTATCAAAGATAGTAGTGCTCATCTTACTAAAGCACAAAAAGATGCATCTAAAGCTAAAGCTTCAGCAATACGTAAAACTGGTAAAGAAGCTGACCATATAATAGAAATACAAGAGTCTATAGGATATTTAGAACAGTTAGAATTAGAGAAAAAATCTGGTGCTATCACAACTAGGCAGTACAACAAACAGCTAAAAGACTTAAGAGCTAGAGGTATTGGTGATGACCCTAAAAATATACAAGCACTAACTGGCTTAGAAAACTCTCGTAAACAAGCAGAAGTTGCTAAGAAGAACAAAGCACTAGAAGCTATGGAACTACGGAACCCTAGTAATAGAGCTTTAAGACTTGTTAAAGGTAAAACTGGTAAATTTATCTTAAAAAGAGCTTTACCGGGTGTAGGTGGCGCCATTGTGTTAAGTCAATTTGGCGGTGCTGTACATGCAGCAACAAAAGAAGGCATAACTAAGAAAACAGCTACAAACTTAGCCTTTAGAACTGCTGACCTAGCATTAGAAGGACTAGACGTAGCTACTGGTGGTATATCCACACCTGTTACTTTGGCGTTACAATTAGCGTTAGCCGGGGCTGAGCATACAATCAATCAAGGCGCAGCTAAGATATCTACAAGGGACAGGAAGAAATTTAGATAGAAACATACATGACAGATGTTTTAAGCGCCTTACAGGACGATTTCAAGCTGTTTCTGCAAGCTTTGTGGGACCAGCTTGATTTACCACAACCTACTAGGGCACAATACGCGATAGCAGACTACATACAACATGGACCAAAAAGACTACAAGTACAAGCATTTCGTGGCGTTGGCAAGTCTTGGATTACTGGTGCTTTCGTGTTATGGACTTTATTTAAAGACCCAGAAAAAAAGATAATGATTATCTCTGCCTCTAAGGAAAGGGCAGATAACATGTCTATATTTTTACAAAAACTAATTATAGAGACACCATGGCTAAATCATTTGCAACCAAAGAGCGACGACGCGCGATGGTCAAGAATTTCCTTCGACGTAAACTGTTCACCTCATCAGGCACCATCAGTCAAAAGTGTTGGTATTACTGGTCAGTTAACGGGAAGTCGTGCAGACTTAATGGTACTAGATGACATAGAAGTACCGGGAAACAGCATGACTGAAATGATGCGGGAGAAGTTATTACAACTCTGTACAGAAGCTGAATCAATACTTACCCCTTATGATAATAGTCGTATTATGTATCTGGGAACACCCCAGACTACTTTCACAGTCTATAGAAAACTTGCTGAACGTAACTACAAACCATTCATTTGGCCAGCTAGGTTTCCTAAAGATATTACACCGTACGAAGGACTTATAGCACCACAACTACAAGAGGACATAGACAATGGAGCTTTACCTTGGACTTGCACTGACCCTGATCGTTTTGATGATGATGACCTCGTTGACAGAGAAGCCTCAATGGGTAGAAGCAACTTTGCACTCCAGTTCATGCTCGATACGTCACTTAGTGACGCAGAGAAGTTTCCTCTTAAGATGGCTGATCTTATTATTACAAGTGTCAATCCTACTGATGCACCCGAAAATGTCGTATGGTGCTCAGATCCAGCCAATATACTCAAAGACTTACCCACAGTCGGACTACCCGGAGATTATTTCTATTCACCTATGCAACTGCAAGGAGAATGGAGTCCGTACACTGAGACAATTTGCAGTGTCGACCCCTCCGGACGAGGAGCAGACGAAACTGCTGCTGCGTATATATCCCAAAAGAACGGAATCCTCTATCTGCATGAGGTGCGTGCCTACAGAGACGGGTACAGCGACAATACCTTGCTTGACATCCTTAGAGGATGCAAGAAGTATGGAGCTACAACACTGGTTGTCGAGTCAAACTTTGGAGATGGAATCGTAGCAGAGTTGTTTAAAAAGCATATAATACAAACAAAACAACGTATATTAGTAGAAGAAGTAAGAGCAAATGTTAGAAAAGAAGAGCGTATTATTGATACTCTCGAGCCTATTCTTAACCAGCACCGTCTGGTTGTTAACAAGTCTGTCGTCGAGTGGGATTATAACTCCAACAGAGACGCAGCTCCAGAAGAAAGGCTTTTATACATGCTGTTCTATCAAATGAGTCGCATGTGTAGGTCAAAATACGCAGTTAAGCACGACGACAGGTTAGACTGTTTAGCGCAAGGCGTAAAATACTTTATAGATGCACTGTCTATATCAGCACAGGAACAGATCAACCTACGTAAACGTGAGGAGTGGAACGATATACTAGAACAGTTTATGGACGACCCACAATGCGCTACCAATCATTTGGTACTAGGAATGGATTTAGACCAGCGTAAGGCTGCTAGAGGGTCCTCTGAGAGCAATTCAGTGCCTAACTGGTTTTAAGACCGATAACGTCCTTATAGGGGGAGAAGGGTGGACTCCCCCGTCCACAAATACACCCATATTACTGGATATCTCTTTTTGATATCACATAATACACCTCCACTAACTTCCATGGAAACTAAGTTAAAGATAGATGGTTTTAGAAAGTTATATAAGAGTTTGAAGACTCCTTTCCCTCCCTTAAACTTTCTCATTCTGGGAATGTTGATCGGATTAGAGCAGAGATGGATAGAGTTAAAAGCTGAACAAGCTGTTGACGAAGCTATTGCTGACTTTATGATAGAACATCCTCCAGAAGTGTACAAAGCTGTGGTAAAAGCACACGAAGATGGCTCACTAAGTATAGGTAAGGCATATGAAGATTTACCTTGACACAGCAGTTGTAGACGAAATAGACATTAGATTAGGTTCAGGTGTCATTTCTGGTGTTACAACTAACCCTACCCTTATTAAAAAGGCTGAACAAGAGCCAGATGTTATATATGAAGAAATAATTAACAATCTTGGCGTTAAAGACTTGTCGATAGAGGTAAATGGTCAATTTGCAGACCAATTTATACAAAATGGCATAGCATATGGTAAACTTTGGCCACACGAGGCTACTATTAAGCTACCATGCACTCCAGAAGGCATAAAAGCATGTAAAGCACTGTCTTTTATGGGCATTAGAGTCAATATGACGCTAGTTTTTAGTGTAAGTCAAGCAATATTATGTGCATTAGCTGGTGCAACCTACGTTTCACCGTTCGTTGGACGATTAGACGACAATGGTCACGATGGAATAGGTCTTATACGTGAGATAGCTAAGGTATATTGCCATAATAGAACAGATACAAAGATATTAGCTGCCAGCATACGTGATGCTGCTACAGTTGGTAAAGCATTTCAAGCCGGTGCACACATTTGTACCATACCGCCAAAAGTATTTGACGATATGTACAAACATGTGCTAACAGATAAAGGTTTATTTCAATTTATTGTAGACAGTGGTCAGATAAACCCTTAAATTTTGACATAAATGTCTGAAGTGGTATACGCATACGTACGGAAACACAAGAACCCCCATGGGGTATGTGCCTGTACGCTATGCGCGATCAATTAACGCAGGCGCGTGTCCAACGCGAGTCCAGCTCGCTTCGCTCGCCACCAACAACCCAGTCATTGCAGTGGTTATGGGGCAATGCAGTACTGTCCAGAAGACAGTTCGGCAGTCGGAGCGAGCGTAGCGAGCGGGTACAACTAAACCGCGCGGGCGCATACGGGCGCGGATATCTTGAACGCGTGTCACGCGCGATCTGTTGCCGGTTGAGACTCAGATGAGACGGTACGGTAACCCGAACAAAGTATTATGTAATAATACATTGTTACAAAGTGTTAAGATGATTTGTAATAGTTGACAGCAGCGACTAGAATGGAGACAAGTAGTAAGAGTTGTTTACGTTATGTTATATTCTCTCTCCTAGAATAGGTGAGAGAGATAATATAACTTAACTACAACTCTCTACTCACTGTTCACTTTACAAATTTTTTGCTATGTTCAACGTTTCAATCAAGCCAACACCTCGCACTTCTACAGCAGTAGAAGCTATACAGGTCAACCCTTTCAAGGGTTCAGTGACACTACGTTACACCAATGGCTATGAGTACAAGTACTCAAATGTTAGCAGAGCTAAGATTGTTAATCTATTGATTAACGACAACATGTCCCTTGGCTTCTGGGTACAAGAGCTTTCACAGAAAGCTATCCGTGTCAGAGATTACCTTTACGGTAATACTGTCGCTACTGGTAAGCTATGCTACCAGTTTATCGGTGCTACTTGCGACAGCAAGGCAGCGCTACCTTTCTAACCTACGGTTAGCAGCGTCACTGGTGTCTTGCTTGGGTTCGATTCCCAAGGACGCACTGACTCTTTAGAGTCAACTGTCCACCTTACACCCATTCTGTCATGCTAGTCCACATCACAAAAAAATCCAGCAATGCTAAAACAGGCAGAATGCCTGTAACAACTACCGAGGAAGCATCATGCCCCAGCACTTGTCCACACCTACAATCCGGAGGTTGCTACGCAAAGTCCGGTCCGGTCTCTTGGCACTGGAAAAAAGTCAGCCACGGTCTACGTGGTGGTACTTGGTCTGACTTGACTGACTTTGTCAGCAAGTTAGAGCGCGGTCAGCTATGGCGCCACAACCAAGCGGGTGACCTTGGTTATACCAAGGACGCCAACAATCGTGAGCTCATCAGACTTGACTTGCTCAAGTCTCTTGTTGACGCCAACAATGCCAGTGGTGCCAAGGGTTACACCTACACACACCACCGCCTCGAGTACTTACACAACCTCGAAGCTGTAAAGTACAGTAACCGCAACGGTTTTACCATCAACGCCTCATGCGAGAGCATGCAGCAAGCGGACGAATGCGTAGCCGAGGGCGTGCCTGCTGTCGTTGTCGTAGACAACAGCAAGGACGTGCCAACACATACACCCGACGGTCACCGCGTTGTGGTTTGCCCAGCTCAAACCCGCGACACTAACTGCAATGACTGCGGTCTTTGCCAACAGTCCAAGCGCACTTGCGTTGTTGCATTCCTCGCACATGGCAACAAGTCCAAAAAAGTCAACGAATCATTACAGGAGGTAGCATGAACAACCATATTTATATGGTTTATGATGACAGCTCTCCCGAGTCTACACGTGATGCAGACATTACGCATAAAACGTTGCTAGACAAGGGTTATCGCGTAATACACAAGGACGTAGGATATACATCCGCACGTTACGAATACGCAAGAGTTGTAGTTAATTCTTAATTATTATATAATTAAATAAATCGCCAGACCTCAGTCTATGACTGGGGTTTTGCCCTTTTTATTTTTATTCACTATCATCACAATCATTCACACACATGGACGCACACTCATCACAATCATTCACAAGCATCTTCGCAGGGACGCAGACAAAACCAAAGAGCAAGCAAAAAGACATACCAAAATATCCTGAGCCAGAAGGCGACCCATCATATTAAGAATTGTTACAATATCACACGGACGTACACATTACCGATTAGACTACTATTAGTTCACACCATCTACCATGAACATTGATCTCTATTCTATCCTGTCACAACGAGACAAGGACACAGTATGCGACATAGTCAACGAGACTATCGCTGAACACTATGGCGAGGACGCAGTCAATGACTTCGACTTCGACTTAACTGCAATCCGTATCGAGGACTAACCATGACTGTACAAGACCGACTCGACTACCTAACGGTACAAATGAAACGCTTAGCTAATGGAGAAGAACTCAGTTCAGACTCATTAGAACTAATGCTATTTCAATTAGAACAACTAAGTGCAAAGGAGGTAAAATGACTATTTTTGAATTTGTTGAGCAGCTCTGCGACATTATCGGAGGCGAGGACGCATACTATCGCTACGAGAAAGAAGAGCTAATACAAATGTGCCAAGAAATGAGCACATCACACGAAGAGTATCAGAACATGCTCGATTGCAAGGACGCAGCAGAAGTGCACGAGTTAATGAATCCTGCGGTATGTGACGTATGACTAAGTATGAAATACGCATAACCCAGACATGCAGGGACTACTACCGCGTAGATGCTGACAATGCTAAAGACGCGGAGCAACAAGTATGGGCAGCACTACGCAGTGGTATCATGGGCAACGTTGCTCTTGATGACACCATTGACAGCGCACCTACAATCGACTACACTGTACAATTATCACCCGAAGGAGAAGTTATCCTATGACTATCGACGTCACACAACAAATCAATTACTCACAGGCAGTACGCAAAGCGCGTCCAGAATGGGACGACGACAAAGTAAGAAAGGCAGCCGAGTACCTTGTCTTGTATATGGACTTAAGACTCAAGCCATACAAAGTCAACGACAAACTTAACGAGTTTGACAAAGACGGAGGATTCCTGTTCTGATGGAATACCACGACCTCATGCAACAAGCGGAAGAGCACAACAAAAAGCTACACCGCACCAAAGATGTTAACATTGCTGACATCCTCACGTGGGAAGATAGAGACGCAATCGCTAAGATTGTAGACAATCGTGTTGCCAAAGAATATGGTGACATGTTCCCATTCAAGTGGCAATTCTCTTGCAGTGGTCACTTTATCTGCTAATTCACACACACGTTCGCATGGAC